TACAGAGTATAAATTCGAAAGGCAGACTACTATCTGCCTTTCTTAGCGTTTACACATATCCTCAGCTTAGTATTCCAGGGTTTGCATATATAAAATAAAGTAGTTATATTTGCATCAGAAAAAGAAATTAATAACTATTTAAAATTTTAGACTTATGAAAAATAATGAAACCTTCCAAACCACACAACATCTAGACAAGTTAGTTACTAACCTAGGTCTTCAAATCCAAGAATTATTTTCCTTAGACTTAGAGGAAATCCTAGATTACAGCAACAATCTAATGAATCTATTAGTTAATGCCTACGTTGAAAACCAATGCTTAGCATTATCTGCAATGATATCTAAACAGGACGGATTTGCAATATACTCTTTCTTATTTCAAACTCCCGATACTTCTAATGGTGCTGCAGATGCTCTGGTAAACTTTGCCATGAACTTTACCGATGGAGAAGCTAATATCAAATCTATCAACAGAATATCTTCAAACATAATGCAAATCACATTTACAGTATGACACCCATAAGAAGACTTTTAAATATCGTACAATTTGATCTAGCCGAGAAACTAAACTTGGCTAGATTAAGATGGTACCATCTTAATCATCAGGATCAATGCCTTCAATCAGTAATTTATGGTAATCCTGATAATTGTACCTTGTTCAGACTAAGGGGAGTACTTACTAATTTGCTTAGAGCTAACTTCTTAAGTTACTACATATTAG